GCTGAAACAAACATATAAGTATGACTGTTCACAGATGAAAGTCCATCACGTACAAAGCCATAGATAAACACTGGCTCCTCCAATTTGAACGTCGACGTGATTGGACTAGTTGTTTGGACGATTTGGAACTTATTTGTAGTTTGATAAGGAACTTCAAACTCTAATAATGGATTAATATTGGTGTGATTAAAAGTACTACCACACATAACATGCGTTCCGATGAGGGTTCTAATACTATCTCTCCAGGCTGCTGCGTTAGTATAACCAAACACATCTACGTCCCAAGAACTACCAGAATAAATATAATCTCTCATTGCCATCACCATGCCCTTTACAGTTCCACAATTCAGTATCTTCCATCTTATACCTCCTTTATAACCACTAAATGCCAGCTTAACATAATTAACCATTGTCATATCACAATCATTAGCAGTAGCTCCAGTTCCAGGAAATCCATTTAACATATTTGGAAAATATGGTTGTGCTGGATGTGTATATACATAGCCTTGATTATCAGGTTGAAGAACAATAGTAGAATAATAATTGTCTCTTTTGACCAAATTTCTAAAGCTAGTAATTGTTTCTCCCATATACAACTTATTTCCCATGGGAATCATCTCATGACTATGTGACTCACTACGCAAGCCTGACCCGACATCATCTGCTACCTCTAGACTATTAGAAAATGGCATCTCTATACCTGCTTGCGGTACAACAGTCGAAAAATTAGCAATATTTGTAGGTACTGCCACTTGAAAGTCATCGCCTGCTCGCACATAACACACCACATGTATGTCATTATTAAGAGTCTCATCGAACGTAGGAGTAGTTAGGTCGTTAAGCACATATATCGTTATCAACCCATTGTTAACAGCATCAGTAGATCCAGATGTTTGCAAAGGGCTAGGGCTAAACATCACTTCTGTATACCATGGTTGAGCTGCTTCAGTTAGCCATTCTCTTTCTTGATAATTGCCTATCTTAAGCTCAAAGTCACTAGTTTCGCCTATATCTACAACATGAGTAAAATGCACGTTGTCTTCATGTACCGCGACTGAGTCTTTGGGATCGTAAACTATTAACAATCTACCTCTATGGAAAGCTGATTTAACTATCTGAAATCGATATATAATAGATCCGGACCAATGCTTAAAGCAAGCTGCAACACCACACATTGCTGTCA